ATCTAAAAAGAAGATGAAGATTGAAACCAAAATTTGGAGGTAACGATATGAGTTGGTTAAAAAATAGATTTACAGAAAGAACTTCATGGGATGGAGCTGCTTTGATTGCAACGGGTGTTATTATTTTAATTGCACCAACTACAATTATTGCTTATGCTGCTATTGCTTGGGGTGTTATCACTCTTCTGAAATCCGAAGATTAAAATTATGGAGTTGGAAACAGAACTAAAACTTCTTAAAAAAGAAGTACGTGATCAATCAAAGATACATGATCGTATTGATATTGCGATTGAAAAATTAACTGATGTTTCCAACTCCATTCATCGTATGCTTGCCGTACATGAGGAAAAAATTTCTAGACAAGAAGAAGCTACTGCTGCAGCAGATATAAGATTAGAAATTCGTCGTACAGAAATGGTAACTAAAATAGATGAGCTACATTCTCGTATTACTACAAACACCAAAGAAATAATGGTTGCTGCAGCTTCTCAGCATGCAGAACAAAATAAAGAAATTGGTAAAATTCGTGACGAAATCAAACATAGAGTAGGAGTTCTAGAAAAGTGGCGCCACGTTTTGATTGGTGCAGCTATCGTTGCAGGATTTATTTTAAACAAATTCATACAAGTGTCTTGACAAACCCTGATTAACCTGTTAGTATCTATTAATGTCATATGTAGATACAAAATACCTAAACCTAATAAGTCCCATGCTCCCCCTTTTCAAAAAGAAGGGGGATAACCTTTGGAACTTTCGTTGCCCATATTGTGGAGATTCACAAAAATCTCGCACTAAGACACGGGGATTTGTATTTCGTAAGAAAAATGATCTATTCTTCAAATGTCATAATTGTGCGGTTGGAGCCTCCTTGGGCAACCTAATTAAACATGTAGACTTAAAAACTTACGAAGACTATATACTAGAACGATATCGCAAAGGTATTGAAACCAGAAGTAGCCCCCAGAAGGAATTTAAATTCAATGCTCCAGTGTTTAAAAAAGATGTATTCAAGTCTCTTCAATCCATATCATCACTGGCCTCAACCCACCCGGCGAGAAGATTGGTTGGAAAGAGAGAGATACCGTCTAAGTTCCTCACCAACGATCTATTCCTATGTAACGAATTTTATAAGTTTACCAACACGATAATACCAAATAAATTTCCTTCCTTGGGTGGTGATCATCCAAGGTTGTTAATTGCGTTCAGAGATGAAAAGGGAGAAATATTTGCATATCAGGGTAGAGCCTTTGGTGATGAGAAACCTAAGTATATTACCATAAAAATAAATGAAGATGCTGATAAAGTTTATGGCCTTGACAGAGTAGATAAAGACAAAGAAATCTACGTTGTAGAAGGACCAATAGATAGTATGTTCATTGATAATTGTATTGCAGTTGGAGGATCAGATTTTTCTAAACCCATCATGGTTGGTGGAAGTAAAATTGAAAATAGTGAATTAACAATAATATTTGATAATGAACCAAGGAACCAACAAATTTGTAAACAAATGGATAACATATTAAATCAGGGAAAGAAGATTGTGATTTGGCCTGATTGGATGAAAAGTAAAGATATAAATGATATGATTGTTGACGGTTATATTAAAGAACGGATTCAAGAAATTATAACAGATAATACTTTCAGTGGTGCAGCGGCGCAATTGAGATTTGCAGAATGGAGAAAGATACATGCCTAATAATTACCTACCTACATCCTACCAAGAATTTATTCACTTATCACGATATTCAAGATGGTTGCCAGAAAAATCTCGTAGAGAAACGTGGGATGAAACAGTAGGAAGGTATTTTGATTTTTTCACTGAACATCTAAAAGAAACTGTTGACTACACTTTATCAAAATCTTTACGATCTGAATTAGAACAAGCGGTTCTAGGATTACGTGTTATGCCATCTATGCGTTGTTTGATGACTGCTGGTGAAGCATTGAAACGTGAAAATATTGCAGGATATAATTGTGCTTATGTTGCAGTAGATCGTCCACAAGCATTTGACGAAATTCTATATGTTCTTATGAATGGTACTGGTGTTGGTTTCAGTGTGGAACGTCAATATGTAGCCGAACTTCCTCGTATTGCAGATGAATTTCATCCCTCAGACACTACTATCACGGTTGCAGATTCCAAGCTTGGCTGGGCAAAAGCACTTAAAGAATTGGTTGGAATGTTGTATATTGGACAGATACCCAGATGGAACTTAGATAAGATAAGACCCGCTGGCGCCCCTCTAAAGACCTTTGGCGGTCGTGCCAGCGGGCCGGAACCACTTGAGTCTTTGTTTAACTTTGCCGTAAATGTTTTTCAAAACGCAGCTGGACGTAAATTATCTTCACTTGAAGCACATGATATTGTGTGTAAAATTGCAGAAGTTGTTGTGGTTGGTGGTGTTCGTCGTTCTGCCCTCATTAGTTTGTCTAACCTATCTGATGATCGTATGCGTGACGCAAAAGCTGGGCAGTGGTGGAATGAGAACCCTCAACGTGCTTTAGCAAACAACTCTGCTGCATACTCTGAAAAACCTGATATGGGCATTTTCATGAATGAGTGGAAAGCTCTTTATGATTCCAAGTCTGGTGAGCGTGGTATCTTCAATCGTGAGTCTGCTGTCTGGATGGCATCAAAGAATGGTCGTAGAAACACAGAGGACTATGAGTTTGGTACAAACCCATGTTCAGAAATTATTCTACGTAGTAGAGAGTTCTGTAATCTATCAGAGGTTGTAGTTCGTGCATCTGATACACGGGAGTCTCTTTTGGAGAAGGTGAGGCTTGCAACGATTCTGGGTACATTCCAATCAACACTTGTGAACTTCAAATATATCTCTAAATCATGGAAAAAGAATTGTGAAGAGGAACGGTTACTTGGTGTATCTCTAACAGGTATCATGGATTGTAAATTGACAAATGGTAAGGGCCCAAATGGTTCACTTCCAGCAATTCTAACAGATTTAAAAAATATGGCAGTTGATACAAACAAACTATATTCTATAAAGTTGGGTATCAATCAAAGTGTTGCTGTAACGTGTGTTAAACCATCAGGGACGGTCAGTCAGCTAACAGACTCTGCATCCGGTATCCATGCAAGGCACAACCCTTACTATGTTCGAACAGTCCGTGGTGATAAAAAAGACCCTCTTACAATGATGATGGTTGCTGAAGGATTTCCTGTTGAGGATGATGTTATGAATCCAAGTCATACTTCTGTATTTTCTTTCCCTCATAAAGTAGATCAAGGTGCTATGTTTCGTACAGACTTGACTGCAATTGATCAGTTGAAACTTTGGAAGACATACCAAGAACATTGGTGTGAGCATAAACCTTCTGTAACCATTTCTGTAAAAGAACATGAATGGCTTGAAGTTGGTGCTTGGGTCTATGAACATTTTGACTACATGAGCGGAGTTAGTTTTCTTCCATTTTCAGAACATACATATAAACAAGCACCCTATCAGGATTGCTCAAAAGAAGAATATGAAGTGCTCTTAGAAAAGATGCCTAAAAATGTGGAGTGGAATAAATTGTCAGAATATGAACAGACTGATATGACTATCGGTTCACAGGAACTTGCATGTGCAGCAGGTTTTTGTGAAATTCAATGAAATTAATAGTATGTGAAGGTTGTGAAGCAGAATTCAAAATATCTCATAATATGAATGAAAGATATTATGTTATTAAATATTGTATTTTTTGTGGTAATAAATTGGTAGAAAGTGAATTGCAAGATGAGGTAGAGCTTGAAGGTTATGATAATGAGGATGAATAATTGGGTGTAACTTTATTTGGGTTTCCTATACATAATGTCAAAATTGATCCTAATTCCTATGATAAAGAAAACATAGTTGGTGATATAAAGAAAAATTATGAGATAGATAGTGATAGGAATGAGTGGGGATCTAGTAATCTTCATCATCCTTATGGCGATTGGGAAAACGAAAAGTTTATAGATATAAACTATAACAAACTAAAAGAAATATATCAAAAAACTTTTGATAACTTTTTTCATAATGATTTTGTTAGTGGAGAACTTTTTAATTATCATTGGAATATTGTAAACTATACAGCAATTAAAACAGGTCAATATATGAAAGCTCATACTCATCCAGAGTATGATTTTTCTTGTACACATTATATCAATTTCAATCCAGAGAAACACAGTTCTTTAAGGTTTGTAAATAGTAGTCCTACAGGATTATTTGGTAGACAAATAATGGATGAACAATATAATATATCAGATCGTTCTCATATTTCAAATTCATATTTGTATGGTGAATTTGATTATCCAGCTGTTGAAGATGATATGATAATATTTCCAGCAACACTACAACATGAAGTTCCTGTTCAAAAAGAAACAGACGAATTAAGAATATGTGTTGTTACTAATATAAAACTTTTAAGGATATAGACCTATATAATATATTATGGAAACATGTAAATACTGCACTAGAGAGATTGTTGAAAAAATACCTAATCCTGCTGGTACTGGTAAGTGTGGTGGTATGGGTTGCAGTCATATGCAAGTGTATGGATTACATGATGACAATTGCAGACAAGTTGTTGTCAGGTCAGACATTGGCCAAGAACTAATAGTAAATAACACATAATGACTTGGCACTATAAAGGTAAACCATTTACAAGTGAGATGATAGAAGACAACCTTGGTTTTGTTTATATAATAACTAACACAATAAATGGTAAGTTATATATTGGTAAAAAAGGTTTGATGTCAAAAAGAAGATT